AACTATGCTAAGTTGTTGGGTTATTGTATCAAGCACAATCACTGGAGTGTGTTTGAACAAAGTTTTATGACTCTTGAGATTGAGACGACTCGTGGTTTGGCGGCTCAGATTTTGCGTCACCGTAGTTTCACCTATCAAGAGTTTTCCCAACGCTATGCTGATTCTTCCCTACTCGCAGAGACGATTCCAGTCCCAGAACTTCGTCGTCAGGATACCAAGAATCGTCAGAATTCTATTGACGACTTGGATCCAGAGTTTGTGGAACTGACGAATAAGCAGATTGAGACTTACTTTGCTCAAGGTATGAGTCTGTATCAGCATCTGCTTGATAATGGTGTTGCTAAAGAGTGTGCCCGCTTTGTTCTCCCTCTGGCAACTCCGACTCGCTTGTACATGTCGGGATCTTGCCGTAGCTGGATTCACTACATCCAACTGCGTTCTGCCAACGGCACCCAGAAGGAGCATATGGAGATTGCAGAAGCATGTAAGAGCATCTTTGCCGAACAGTTCCCCACAGTTGCAGAAGCCCTGGAGTGGGTCTAAATATCTTTATCTTGAATTCTTAACAATGGCGACATACCCTGTAGTTAATAAAACCACTGGTGAACAAAAAGAAGTAACAATGAGTGTTACCGAATGGGACCAGTGGAAAGCGGACAATCCAGATTGGATTCGAGATTGGTCTGACCCCTCAACTTGTCCTCAACCAGGAGAAGTTGGAGAATGGAAGGACAAATTGAGAAAGAAAAATCCTGGATGGAATGATGTGCTTGCGAAAGCACAAAAAATGCCTGGTTCACAAGTAAAGAAAATCTAATGGCTAGAAGAAAAAGAGCATCTGCAGAGCAACCTATCGGGGTTGGACTCACGACAAAGCAGATGAAGCGGAAGAAACCGCTGAGTTCAGAGTACCTGATTGATATTGACCCACTTACAGATAATCAAAAACGATTATTCAATTCATATAATGATGATAAGCACATTGTTGCTTATGGATGTGCAGGTACTGGTAAGACCTTTATTACACTCTATAATGCCCTCAGAGATGTATTAGATGAGCGTACTCCATATGAGCGTATCTACCTTGTAAGGTCTCTTGTAGCAACCAGAGAGATTGGATTCTTGCCTGGTTCTCATGAAGATAAGGCAGACATCTACCAGATTCCATATAAGAATATGGTGAAGTATATGTTCCAAATGCCTTCTGATGCTGACTTTGAGATGCTTTATGGTAATCTCAAGTCTCAAGAAACTATTAAGTTCTGGTCTACTTCCTTCCTTCGTGGAACAACACTTGATAATGCTATTGTAATTGTTGACGAGTTTCAAAACCTTAACTTTCACGAACTAGATTCTATTATTACTCGTGTTGGTGAAAACACCAAGATTTGTTTCTGTGGTGACTCTTCCCAGTCTGACTTGCAGAAGACAAATGAGCGTAATGGTATTGTTGATTTTATGAATGTCTTGCGTAAAATGGAATCGTTTGATATAATTGAGTTTGGGGTCGATGATATTGTCCGTTCTGGTCTAGTTAAAGAATACATTATTGCTAAAATGGAAGCAGGTTTTTGATGTTTAATCATGTTGATGTTAGTCTCCCTAGTCTTGAAAGGGAGACTATTGACGGTGTAAGGTATTACAAAGTTCCTGACGACGAAGAACTCCTCCGACTGGTCTCCATTACTTCGGTGACCAGTCATTTTAATAAGGAGATCTTTGTTAAATGGCGTAAAAAAGTTGGCGATGAAGAAGCAGATCGTATCACAAAAGCGGCAACAAGTCGTGGTACGGATATGCACACTTTGGTGGAGCATCATCTGAAGAATGAAGACCTACCAAAAGTCCAACCTATCTCAGACTTTCTTTTTAAGATTGCTAAAGAAGACCTCAATCGTATAAATAATATCTACGCCCTAGAAGGTTCGCTATATAGTAAGCAACTGGGTGTTGCTGGGACTGTTGATTGCATCGCTGAATATGACGGTGAGTTAGCAATCATAGACTTTAAGACTTCTAAAAAACCAAAACCAAGAGAGTGGATTGACCACTATTTTGTACAATGTATGGCTTACGGTTGTATGCTGTACGAACTGACTGGTATCTCAGTCAAAAAACTTGTAATCATCATGGCTTGTGAAAATGGAGAATGCGTCGTCTATGAAGAACGAGACAAATCAAAGTACATCAAACTTCTCAGCAAATATATTAGAAAGTTTGTTAGAGATAAGCTGGAACTCTATGGAAAACAATAACGAATTAGAACAGGCAATAGAAAGTAAATTCTTAACACCTTCTAGATTTGCTCTAGAAATTGAAAAGATTGTTGCTGAAGAAAACTTCAATTATATTGATGCAATTTGTCATTATTGCGAAATCAATGAACTTGAAGTAGAATCGGTAACAAAACTTGTATCCAAACCACTGAAAGAAAAACTGAAGTGGGATGCTACAAGACTCAACTTTATGAAGAGAACTTCAAGAGCAAAATTGCCTTTATGATTGTGAGCCCCTTTGAAACTTATCAACATTATCTTTCGCTCAAAAATCACTTCACAAATCCCAAATACGATTTCTTTAAGTACGGTGCAAAGACCCGTGCTAGTGTGACTTCTTTCAATAAACGAAAGGACAAATACTGGTTCGAAAAGACTTCACGCAAGTATTCTGATAAAGAAGTCGTAGATTTTTTAGTATCCAATTTCACTGCCACCGATAACCCACAAAACCTATGGATTGGCGAAATTATCAATTCTGGCGAAAGAAACTACGCCGAATGGATGA